ATGCCTATACTTAGTAAACTAGAACCGGGTCAAGCTACGGACATTGCTTTAAGAACTGTTGCTGGTGGTCTGGTTCAAGGTATGGTAGCCCAAGGAATGAGTGATGAAGAACTTCCATTAGAGGACCAAGTTTATAACTATATACTTGGTGGCTATTTCGGACTAAATGAATCTCCACTCCATTTAAGAATATCAAGACAAGCTATTGCTGAAACATTTAAGAATCCTTCTTATAATAGAAAAGGAGTTCCTGACCCCGAGTTAAACCCTAAGTGGGATACTTGGACAGAACAAACACAGAAGATAGTTAAGGAAGATTTTGCCCACGTTTTTGGTCACGGTGATGAGGCTAAGTTTGCAAATTTTCAAGTAATTAAACAGGCTATGGAGAATGAAGGCTTTGTAGATGTTAAACAAATAGAAAAAGCATTAGTTGAAAAGTATCTTGAAGTTGATATAGACCCAGCAACTGGTGAACCATATAAAAAGGTTACTGAAGCAGAGATAAAAGCAGTAAAAGATTCTATTAAAGACAATCCTAATAATGAGGAATATCAAGACCTTGATATGCACCTTAATGAAATAGGGAAGTTGCCCGGTAGAATAGCCGGGAGTAATGGTTTTGTTGCTAGATATTTAGAGCCACGAATAAAAGACTTTGATACAGTTAAAAGACTTAAGGAATCTATTAAGGTTAATAAGGCTTGGGACGCATTACACGAAATAAAGAATGGTGTCAGAGTCCCTAAAAAAGGTGCTATTGAAGAGATGAATCAATGGCTTAAAAATACTTATAAATTAGATAAAATATCCGATAAAGAAACAGACTTCTGGAGAAACTGGGCTGAGCAAACCAGAAAGAAAAAGTTAGTTTTACAGGCTTATTATGTTGATGGTAAGGTTGCATATATAAATGACGGCGTAAATGTAATTGGTAATAAAAAAGAGTTAGCATTTGAACCACCTACTATACAAAGTATTTTTGAAAACGTATTCAAGGTACGCAATAAAACAGAAGATGCTCCAAATTTCTATGTATTAGTAGACCACTTCGTAAGAAAAGGTAAAGAATATAAGTTAAATGATGTAATGGCTCTCCAACAGCAACTGAATAAAGAAGCTGTAAAGTCTGGGGACCCTGATATGGCGGCTAGTGCTGAAGCTGTTATTAAAAGAATGAGAGCAAAAGTTTCAATGGAGCTAGAAAAGGATGGTTACTACTATGCTGGTGGTAGAGGCGATAAGAACGCTATGTACTTTGTACAAAAACATCCAGATTTAAATACTGGCAATAGACATAAGCAATTAAGAGAGATTAGAGAAGCTTTTAAAGATAATGGAGTTTCAGAAGAAGATTTTGACGCCCATATCAAAAGAGGTATTGATAAGTACAAGTTTAGATTCAGAGGTATGAAGGAAGATGCTGAAAAGTACTACCTCGACAGTTTTATTAGTAATGCTTTTTATGAGGTCAATAATAATTTGGGTTCACAATACCCAATAGAACAGATGGGAACTGGGTTGAGGAAAGTTCTGGGCAAAGGCTATATCAAAGGTGCTAAGGCTTATAATAAGAGGGCACAGATTTGGTTTAATTCAGGACTTTCCACAAACCCTGAGGTATCAGAATACTTTATGAATAAGTATTACGGTAGATACAGAAAAGAGTTAGGGTTAAAAGCAGGATTTGAGCCACTACCTTTAAGAGGTAAAGGCTTAATGAAAAAATTTAGAATGGCTATATGGGATGATACAATTCCCGGTCCTGAGAGTTTCAAATGGAAACGACCTAATATAGAAAGACCTGAGTCTTTTGATGGTGCTATTATTGCTTTGCCCGAATATATATACGGCTTAAATAAGGCGGCTGGATTAACAAACGAAGGTAATGTTAATAAATCATTTATCGTGGCTCCTGATGCTAATTATGGGGCTTTATTGGGTAAGTATATGTTCTTCGAAGCATCTCCTAATATGGCAAAGGCTATGAGAGCAAGGGGTATACACGCATTGGCACCAAAATCTGCAATAAAGCAGATGGGCGATAGGCAATTTGCTCAAGTTAAAGTTCCGGGACAAAGTGATGTATTCACTTCTAAAATGTTTAGAGACGAAGTTGCTAAAATGCCAATAGAATATGTGCCTCATACATTACAGAGAAGTAGAATTGGTGAAATATATGTACCTAAAGAAGCACAAGGTAGTGGGGTTGGTGAAAGATTTGTAAAGGCTTTAGAAAGATGGAGAAGATATAGAGGTGACCAGTTTATTGATATTGAAGCAATAGGTGGCAGAGAGTCTTTTGGTAGTAAAAATTTAGACAATGTAGAGTTCTGGAAAAAGATGGGTTATAAAGTAGCTCCAGAAAATCTACAAACAAAAAACGCTGAGATTCTTCCTGAGACTGCTCTAAATCCCGAGGCACGGGGCAAGAAAGTAATGAAGATTCGTATGTATAAAGAATTAAAACCCCGTGATAATGATTCATTTAGAATAGAAGGTGATACTTACGATATACAACAAAGGCACGTTAGGACCATACTTAGTGAAGTTACATCTAATCACGATATAGTAAATGCAAAGTGGGCTAAACAGTTATGGTCCACAATATCTCACTTTGGTCAGAATAAAACAGACCCTAAGATAGTAAAAGATATGGCTAATGAATTAATTGGTAAGGCTGTAAAGGGTGAGAAAGAAGCTAATCTTCAATGGGATGAACATTTAAAGAGTCCTAATGCAGTATCTGAAAGAAAGGTACTTGAGAATATAGATGTGGTATCACTTGATAGAGTTTTAAGTGCGGCGACTGATACCCATAATCAGGATTTTGCATCAAAAGTTTACGAAAGAATCTTAGGTAGAGCAGAAGCAATTAAACTTGAGTCTGCAAATGAAGCAGAGATTTCAAGAGAGCAGATGTTTGAATTAAGACAAGATATAACAGAATTTGAAAGCATCATTGATAGACTCCAAGAAATATATCCTAAAGGGAACTTAGGTTTTTGGATGCACAAATTTGCTAAGAATTACAGACAGTCTTCTGTACGAAATTATATAGTAGACAGGATTTCAAGACCAGTTATACAGAATGGTGGTAAGGCAAGAATGAGACCTTGGGACCAAGGAATGATATTTGATAAGAATATGAGTAGACTAAATACAGAACAGGATATATTCTTTTTAGATAACAACTGGAAACAGAAAAGAATTTATGACCCGTTCTTTACTGGTGGCTCTGAAAAACTTGGCACTATCTGGAAGAACAGACAGTTAGGTGAAAAAGGTCCTTATAAAGAGAATTTAGAATTAGTAGACGGGATTCTTGAAGCATTAAATATGAGAGTTCCTATGGATTCTCAAAGTGGTGCCCATATTTTAAAGTTCCAAGGCTTTACTGGTATGAGAGGTAACGGAGTCTTACTTCACGGTAGAGCTATGGAAGCATTAGGAGGGGCTGACCTTGACGGTGATAAAGCCTTTATATTCTTTGGTGGTAGAGGTGGTGTTTTAAATAAGTGGAAATCTATTTATAGAGACCAAGTGAATGAGTTCGTAAAGGGAGAAGAAATGACTCCTGCAAAAACACAAGAGGCTAGGGATAAATTTGTTAAGAAAGATAAAGAAGTATCCGCTTTTGGTGACAATGCAATGTCTAAATTTGATTCTCATTGGAGAGGTCATATGTCTGAAGCCGCCGTTGATGGAAGAGACACTCTAAAGGGAGCTGTCACTACGAGACAAGCTTTATTATCTGCTTATGACTCTATTAGACTTGCTAATAAAGGGGTTCAATATGAAGGTCCTACAAGATATGTTAATAAAACACACGTTCCTATCATTATACAGGATGGTTCTTACTATTATCCAATAGAAATCCCAGGCTCTAAGAAGATTTGGTATATGAAACAAACACCTAAAGTAGCTAGTGGAGCTTTGCAAAGGTTTAAAGAGCTGTCAAGAGCCGCAATAAACTTAGGTGCTGACCCTATGGATGAATCGGGTATCGTTCCTATGGCAAAGATAAAGGAAATTTTAACAGATTCCTTATTTAATTTTGATATACATCAAGGTATTAAGACTAAAAAGGGCGTTAAGTTTACAAGAAGTGACAAATACAACTCACGTTCGTACTATAAATTAGTTAATAAGAATAAAAAATGGGGATTACACGGGGCATACGGAAAAGTTAACAATGTTTTATATGGTAGAAATGTAGAATCTGGTAATAAATGGAGCCTTGGAGAAATTCAAGATGGTATAAACTCTATTAATTGGCTACCTAAAGAGAGTCAGAACAATTTAATGAGCTTTCTTGCTAAGGAATATAGACAAATACCTTATGAAGATAATATTTTCAGGAGATTAAATAAAAAGAACCTAGAAGATTTATACAAATTCAATAGAGAGCATTTTAAAGACAACCCAGAGGTTGCAGAATTGTTTGAAAGAACATCTATGACGAGCCGTATGGGTAAAATGATGGACCATATAATCAGAGAACGTATATTTGACCAAGCATCTAGAGAGGCATTAGCAAAAAACCCACATAAATTCTGGGACTTATTCTCTCGTAATTGGCATCCGCAATTTGATGAGACTGTAACTGGGAAGAGGTCAGAAATGGGTACTATTCCTTGGCACTTATATAAAAAGTTTAAGTATCAAGGTAAGAAAACTAGCTATCTTACTAGATTGCAATATCTAGAGTATAAATTAAATCAAGCTGAGGACTTCTTAGTCAACGACCTTTCCGATATGGCGTCAATGAAGCATATATTAGGAGTTCGTGATAAACACAATATACCAGATAAGGTATTTAAAAAGATTAATAAGATGGTTAATAAAGTCAAGGCATCGTCTTATTGGGTTAAAAAGAACAGAGACCAAGCTATAAAAGACTTAAGAGAAGTAGATAACAATGAGACTGCTGAACAGTTAATCCGTGAACTTAATAAAAAAAATAAGCAAGGTGCTGGTGCTAATCAAGCTGATATAGATAAGATGATTGTCCTTGATAAGAGACAGCTTTCAGCTAAGGCTGGTCAGCAAGAGCTTTATGATGCCCTAATGCTAGGTACTTTTCAAAGAACAGAATTAAATGCCCTTAAAGGTTTACTTAATACATCTAAAAATCTTAGTGCAAAATTATTAAGATTAAAAAATATATACCTTAAGCACGGACAAAATACATCCTTACTAAGGCTCGGTTTTGGTTCTAAAAGTATAAAGGATTCTAATATCCGTAAGCACCTTGATGAATATAATAAGTTGTTTGAGATTATTAATAAACCTAATGGTAAGGAAGTAGAGCAAATACTTAAAGAGTCTACTAAGAATGAAAATGAAATTAATGAGTACAGAAATGAAATAGGTGAAGTTGTTGAAGATAGAATTATAGAAGCATCTGATTTGTCTCAAGCCGATAGATTGTATATGGACCAAATAGAACCTTTTAAAGGAATAACTGAAGGTAAGGTTAAGGACCCAGAGCTAAGGGAGATTTATCACAAGTTACAAGGACATTTAAAACACTATAACAATGCTACTACTAGAGAGTTAAGTGGGTTTTTTCGCTACTTATTTAAAAAGAATTTGAACCAAGCTACAAAGTATGATTTAAAAGTCCTTGAAAGAGCATTTCAAGATATGAGAACCGGAAGTTGGTGGTCTAACTTTATGAGCTTTGTTAATGGTAAATCAGAACTTCCTGATATTCAAAGAAGATATTGGAATATTTTTCCTGCCGCAGTAAATAGAGATATGATGAAAAATCCTCGCCTTATGAATTGGAAAAAAGATGTTGCTCCTTATATGGATAGGTTTGGTAATTCTATTGTAGGTGAGGTTGTTAGACCTACTGCTTTGATTGGTGAGTTACAGAATTTTGCACACAAAACATCAGAATTTGCTATTCAGCAGAGCGAAGAAGAGACACAAAGATTAAGAGACGAGTTAGCTCCTTTGATAAAGTCCACAGAAGAAGGAGATATTCTACATAAGATTGCTGTTGCTGTAAGAGAAAGAGGTATGGTCCACGCACTTGCAGAGCAAGAAGGTCAGTCATCTTTACTTTCGCATAAGCAGTTAAATTATATTAAGAACCTTGATTTAGTTAAAGCTGATATGGAAAAGTTTGGCAATAAACACTATGTTGTACAAACTAAAGAAGGGGCTGTCAAGATGACAGGTGAAGAGGTTTGGACTAAGATAAATGAAATATATACTAAGCAGAATGAGAAAATGGATAGGTGGATTAACGGTGATGTTGATTATTTAGAAAAAGAATGGTTCTCTCTTGCTCGTAATAAGTATGGAAAGATTACTTGGAGAGGTTTAGATAACTTAAGAAATAAGTTTGTTTCATTTAGTAATGAGGCTTTTAGAAAAGGTGAAAGATATGATATAGAGAAGTTTGGTGTCAATGGTATGCAAGAAATATCTAAACATATTATATTAAGTCTTACACCTAAGACTCGAGGAAAGAATGTAAGATTAAGAACTGAAAAACTCCTTAATCAAAGAATCAAAGATATAGGTCTTGGTTATTCAAGGACTGAATTATGGGACAAAGACGCTTATTTCCCGCACGTTTCTTTTGATAGAAAGAATGTAACTGACCAATTAATTAAAGGGTTAAAACATATCTTTGATGATAAGAAACTGACTAAATCAGAGAAGAAGAAATATGCTCAGAAGTTAGTTTATCAATCAAAAGCTATGACTGGTGACTGGGTTCATAAGAGTGCTTTAAGTGATAATTATGAATTAATGGAAGATATTTATTTAGGTCTTGCCAACAAAGAAAGGATTAAGGACATACAAATCCTTAAGGGTGGTTTTAAAAAGGCTTATAGTCAGCATCAAAGAGATGCTCATCTATCAGGATGGGACACTACACCTGAAGCATATGAATCTTATATGAAGAATTTGTCAGATACTTTTTATAAAGAGTCTATGCAAATGTTAAGTAGGGTTCATATTAAAAAGTTCCATAGAAATTTCTTAAGAAAAAATCCTAAAGAAAGTGCTTTAGCTAAAAGATGGGGGAATTTCTTCCAACTATTTACACAGTCTGCTATGGGTTACCCTATTGATATACCTGAAGCTGTAATGAATGACCCTAAGATGAAGATAAAAGGTACTCCTTATAAGTGGTTTGCTGATAATAGAGCAAGGAATAGAATTGATTCTATAAGAAAGACTTTAGGTGTTACTAGTAAAGCCCTGAAATCATACGATTTAGAACAAGCAGATATTGATGCTCTTTCTGGCGTTCATCAAAGTACTCTACAATATTGGGGTGGCTTAGAAGCTAAATGGCAAATGGCATCACTACTTGCTCACCCTAAAAGTTCAATAACAAATTTATATGGTGGTACTATACATACTGCGATAAGTGCCGGTGTAGATAATCTTAAGAAGGCAAGGGATATAGACTGGTTAAGAGCTAATATTAATCCTAATTGGAAAAGTATGAAAGATGTTGATAGGTGGGTTGTCGACTTAGGTATAATAGAGGAATTTCTAATTCACGAAGCTGGATTAAACAGACAGCTAAAAGGTAAAAGATTTGAAGAATTTCTTGCTGAAGCAAAAAAAAGCATAAGCAATGACCCTGCTTACGCTGATACTTCGCTTAATCAGTTAAGAAGAAAATACAAAATCACTGATGGTATATGGGAAAAAGCATCGTGGTTTATGAGAAAGCCTGAAAGAATACTTCGTAGAGATGCGTTTATGTCTCACTTAATACAGGCTAAAGAACAATTTGGTGGTGCAATCAAACAATTTGACCACCCGTTTTTAATTGAGATGGGTAAACGAGGTGTAAAGGGGACACAGTTCTTATATTCTGCTCCTTTTAGACCTATGTGGACCAATAGTGTATTGGGTAGGGTGTTTTCTCGTTTTCAATTATGGAGTTGGAACTCAGTGCGTTTTAGAAATGACACTATTCGTGAACTTAGGATAAGGGGCTATCAACCCGGTACCCCAGCATTTGAGAGAGCAAAAAGATTAGCAATAGCTGATTTATTTATGCTTTCAATGGCTTCAATGTTCCAGTATAGTTTATTCGACAACGCACTTCCAGCCCCTTGGAATTGGTTCCAAGATACTGCTAATTGGTTAATGGGAGATGAAAGCGAAAGGGAGAAGGCTTTCTATGGGAATGCTCTGGGTCCATTATCAATAGCACAGCCACCTATAGCAAGATTTATTCAACCTACTTTTGAAGGTCTTGTAAATGGGAAATGGGATAAATTAGCTGATTACTATGGCTGGACGGCACTTCCTTTTGGAAGATTTATGAAAGATGTTATTGGAAAAGGCGGGATGTTAGAGAATCCATTCTATTCTGTAGAAAAGATGACCGGTTTTCCGTTGATAGCTGGTAGTAGGTATATACAAAAAGCAAAGGAAAATGAAGAAGAATCTTTTGGATTATTTAAGCCTAGTAATACTTAGTATAATCGTTTTGATTTTAATAAGTGGTTGTGATGGTGGTTGGTCTATATGTGGTTGGGACGTTAAATAGTCGCTTCCTGTCACTGTCCTTTCTTTTTTGCACAGCCGTAGGGACTGCCTGTAACAATCCCTACGACCTTAGGAGAAGTACCAACCTTGACTATGACTTACTGTAGTGGTACATCAATAATCTGTGGCATATCTACCCATAGCTATATAAAACAGCTCAGGCGTTAACCTTTTTAGGTTGCCTTCTTTACATCGTTTAGCCATTCGTTTTACAACTTGAGCTAATTCATATTCAATGCCTTCCATACTACCGGCACCTAATTGGATGCCTTCGTCTTTGAAGGCTTTCTTTATCTCACCTTTTGTCATTTCGTTTACCTCTTGCTTTAACAAGTGAACGGCATCGTCCACAATTTTTGTTCATCTTAAAATATTGAATACCCCAAAACTTCCCGCATTTACAACGGATATCTCTTTCGAGTTTCTTTTGTTCTACTTTCTTCCAGTGATAAGGATGACTTTTTTGCATTGTTTTTTACTCCTTAATTAAATACAGGGTCCTCCTACTATCTTGTCAATGGTGAGGGAATCGTGTTAAGAGCCTTATACACCTCTTACACTTGTAGATGAATGTCCGTGTATTGCCACTCATCTTATCCTGTGACGTAAACCTCTTTATTGACCATCATACTTCGGTCAGACCCTGTATTATGTTCAAAACATTGAAGTGAGTGGTAGCTACTATGTCGACCTTCACTACCCCTCGTATCTGCGTCCAGTTTGTAGATAATTTGTATTTCCCGACAGTTGCAGTTCACGGAAAAGCCGTTTCTCTACTCAGGGTAAGTATCACCTTAACTTAGAGCATATCTTCTGTTATGCTACTCACTTCAAAACTTATGGGGATTGATGCCGCACCAATTATCGGCAACTTTTAAGAGATACACGTGTAACGATTAACCAGTTTAATGTTATATCTCAGGATAATGAAATCCCCAATGATATGGATACCCTACAGATTTTCACTGCACTTACCTTATGTGGACCAACCCATTGGCAAAAGGTACCCAACAATTTTTGAGAGGTTCGCTAGATGTATTAGTAGGAATGTGTTTATACTCACGTTTTATAGCAGACTTCAACTGCTTCCATACCTCTCAATAAAAAGGCGTAAATGTTTACTACCCATTTGAATGACACTTCAATCGAAGATTTCATCGTGTCGCCCAGTGGTGTTCTGGGACACCTACGCCTAATTTAAATCTAAGACAGGAGCAGTCAAACCCAGTAGCGAGGGAAAAGGACCCTTCTACTTCAAAGACTGCCCCTATCAATTTATTAGGGTAGCTCACTCAACGCCAACCGAGTGATTTTTATTCATTTGTCAGTCCTGTTTCTATTTTTGATATTAATAACTCTAAGTAATTTCTTACTATCCTTGAGTACATAAAATCTCAGAGACAACATAGTCTCAATCAACAGTGACGCTACCCCAATTAATCACAGTTACTACCTTCTATACATTTAGAAGGACCATCACGATGTACTGAAATTCTCTTATCGTCTTCTTCATTCCATTTACAGCTTCGCTTAATATTATTAATAAGTTCTAATGTATTACTCGCAACTTGTACTTGATTTTCTCTGTACATTTCTTCGTGATACATATGTAAACCCTTAAGAATGAGACTGATTTCTTCTACTCCTATTTTATAGGTATTCTTTTTCTGATTTTCGTCTCTTTCGTTTTTTACTTCAAGCAATACTGCTCCTAGGTAAACTGTTAAATCTAATATTTCTTCTACTGATTCTTTTAGATTGTCCCTGTTCCCCTCACCTTTTAATGGTATGTCTTGTCCGTATTTTTTCTGTCCTAACTCAAGGCGTTCTTTGACTAATTCTAATACTTTTTCATTAGTCTTCATAATTTGAGACTCCTTCATACAATTCATTTCTGTATTGGTCGTTTTCAAATTTTTCATAACTAAATTCTGGTGGAGTTACCATTGTATTCTTTTGACTTAACTTATCCTTAAAGTATCTCCAAGGAGTTAGCACGTTATTAAAGAACAATGTTAGATTGTTCGTTCCCCCAAATAACATTCCGTCATCTTGTGCCGCACTATATCCGTGATGATAGCCCCGTCTATAATTCATTTCCAAATCTCTAAAATGTTCTTTTTGTTTTTTGGTTAATGGTTTTGATAGTTCTTCTATTGTAAATACTTTTACTTTACTCATTAGTATCTGCCTCCCTTGGCTAATTTTCTCATTACATATTTATTTAATTCTTCTGGTAGTCCTTCTACCAGTTGAATCAGTAATTCAAAGTCTCTTTCATCTAGTGGACCCTTACGAGTGTTACAGGTTTTACATATTAACTGCAAATTCCTTACGCTACTCGGTCCTTTTTTAGTAAGTGGTATTATATGGTCACAGGCTATACTTCTGTAATCTAACCTTCTATCACAGTATCTACATCCTTTTCCATATACATCATAGAACATCTTTCTTATTTGTTCTTTAGTTATTGGACACTTTACTCCAGCTTCTTCCGACCTTCTCTTCAGAGATGACTTTAGTGCTGACATTTTAGCCGATAATCTTTTGTACGCTTGGTTCCAAAAGGTCTTATGTATTGGCTCTAGTTTTTCTTTGAATTGTTCTTTCTTCATATATACCAAAAAGGGGAGGATTGACCTCCCCTCATTTGTTTGTAATTACACTAAGCTATACTCAGCATATTTATTGCCAGTGTGTGATGCAGTTCTATTAGTTTCAATCTTATAACCATCTTTCCGTAACTGACATATTACTGCGGCTAGTCTGAAACATCCACAACTATTTAATGCTAACATTGATGTTACCTTAACACCTTGTTTGAGCATATCAAGAATCATAGTTTTCTGACTTACTTTATTTCTCGGCATATATTCTCCTTTGATAATACCAAATGCAGATGAATACCGAATCTCCATATTGAAATTGATATATTTATATTAGTGGACCCCTGCTTTGCTTCTTGCAGGAATAACATACCTATTCTAAATATATTGAACAAGGTTAAGTAAAAACCTTTGTTGTATTTATTGTCAATTAAATGACCTTTACAACCTAGCATTAACTTCTCCTCACTCTTTTTACTTTTTCAATGTGGAATCCCGGAATCTCTTCACCTGCTGTTAAGTCCTTACGAGCAGTCTTCTTATCTACCTTCTCAATATACTCCATAATTTTATACTCATCAGGAATATGTTTCTCGTTAGTGACTATTACTGGACCATAAGTTTCGTACAACTTATATCGTGCTGTATTAGTTTCATAAACACCGTTTTCGTCTCCCAGCTCATCAACAATCATAGGCAATAGATTCTTCTGAAAGAAATCTTTCATACCTTCTACTGCTTTCTTCCGTACTCTTAATCTCGTCTGTTCGGTTTTTATGGCTTCAATTTCAGCATCAATAAGATGGTCTCTTCTTGACAGCTCTAACATAAAGTGGTCAATACCATCAACTTTCTTTTTGATTTGTTGCTGGATTTTAGTCAGTGAACTTTCAAGTTCAAGTTGCTCTTCATTATCTTGAGTTAACTCTAGCTGTGTATGAACATCGACATACTCTCCAACTAAATCCCGTGTTGTCTTTTTAGGTACTACCATTTAGTTCTCCTTACTATCAAGGGCTTTAGCTATAATCCACTCTACCTGTTTCTTAACAGAGCGTTTACAAGCCTCAGCCATTTTCTGTAACATAACTTTCTGTTCTGATGTTACTTCGGCTTTTACTATATGGGTTTTCATATTACATTCCTCCTTGGAAGTCTAAACGATGGTGTCCAATTCAAATCAACTGTGAATAAGTCTCCATCTGAGTTTTTGAATAGTTCTACAGTCTTTTCTGAACTATCTTGTTTTCCATTGATACCAATTACTTTCCTTGATGCGTTTTCTATTGCACCACTACCCTTACCAGCGTAGATGTCAAGTATTTGATTTCTGCTGTATTCTCGACTAACCTGTGATACTTGTATTATGATTATGTCCATATTAACAGCTAAGTTCGATAAGTAATGAGATATATATTTTATTTGTTCATATTCGCCTCTTATGTGTCTGGGCGTCTCTACTAAGTCTATATAATCTACTACTACTAAACTAGGCTGTAAGTCTCTGACCTGTTTTTGAATCAAATCAGGAGATGGACTTATAGTTTGCATAACAATATGTTCTAGGCTCTCTTTGTATTGTTCACCTATAATCTTGCTATCATCACTAACCTCATCTTTAGTTAAACCACTTACTATCTGAAGATTGCGTCTGTGCATATACCAACCACTTAATTCAAGAGATAAGAATAAAGTCGGCATAGTCCACTCTTTACGAATAACATTTTCAGCAAAATCATAACCTAAGGCAATGTTTTGTGCTAATGTTGTCTTATTCGCTCCAGTCGGACCAAATATGGTAACTAACTCTCCCGGATATACTGTACAATCTTTATCCCCTAAGCCAAAACTTTTACTTAGGTCTATGGCTCTTCCGGAGAAGTCGCTTGTTAGACGTTCTTCTAAATCAGCCTGTAATGTAGACTGAGTTTTAACATCAACTAGATAGTCTTTGTTTTTGTAATATATACATTTAGGACTACAAACCTTTGCTAATAACTGGTCACTACAACCATACTTATACCCATAGTTATATGTGCTTTCGACCTTATCTGTAACTATTTGCGGGTGTAATTGATTGTTATTCCAGTACAGCAAAGCGGCTTTAGTTGCACTACTCGGTATTCCGTGTCTTCTCATATGAGAAGCTATCCTCATAACCGAATGGTTTCTACTGCCTTGTTCTGGTCCTCTATTGTATAGTGTTTGTATACAAGGTACTACAGTGGTTGGTTCAGATACCTTTACCATTTCTCGAACATTAGGGACATTTAACTGAATGGTATGACCCATACTTTCATCGCCCCATAGTTCTGCTCCTAACCACTTTAACCTTCTATCCTGTGCTAACATTTGGATTTCTTTATACGAGCCTAATGCTAATTCGTCTCTACTCAATGGTATTTTGAATAGTTGACTCTTAATATTCAAGGTATGAGCCATTCTTATTATGGCTGTTCTCGTATAAACGCTAGGGTCAAGTCTTAGATTATCAAACGCTGTCATCATAGTTTCTTTAACTATAAATGGTAGGTCTGGTCCAGCTTGAAAACCAAAGTTATCTGCGGCTAACATTATATGATAACCGGTCCCACTGAAAAAGCATTGATAGTTGCCATCTTTTAGATTGTACTCACTTTCAATGAACATAAGTATATCTTTTGCCATTTTATGTGTGTAATCATCAGTATTCTGACCTTTATCAATGTCTATTGGAATTTCGTCTATATCTCTGTAACCCATAAAGGATTTCATACTTCTGTTTTTATCAACGAAGTCCTTTCCTTCTTGGTCATAGAGATAAACACTTCTATAGATAGCGGCACTTGCACCGTTCTCATATACTATATCCCACAAATCATCCAATGGGACTAAGGTCCCCCGCCGAGACGGAGAACCTATAGCCACTTCGACAAACTTACTCACTTAGAATTGAGTTTGCGAATTTGCATTACCTTCTGGCATACTGCCATTAGGTGTTGCGTTAGGGGTACTACCAACCTCCTTGATGAGATTCTTAGTCTTGAGGAATTGGATAAATGATTCCAACTCTGCTCTACCCTTTTCATTATTCTCAGTTATACGAGGATATACTGTGGTATATGCTGTGGAAGGGTCTTTCTTAGACGGCTCCTTGTATAAATAAGCATAATATTTCAAAGGTGGGTCCAACGGCGTAGTTGATATATGATGTTTATTAAGATAGTGCTGTAAGTTTTCAATTTCATTACCATCTTTATCAACAATATTACCAGTTACGTCAGGACCACCTTCAAAGCCAATAGCATCGAAGAATCTGTACACCTTCTTTAAAAGGCTACAGGTCTTAATGTTACCATTAGGTTCTCTGTCATAAGAGCCCAATATCTTCATTTCCTGAGGATACTGAGAGTCTTTCAACTTTAGATTGACCACTAAGAATATATCAGCCCAATCATAATCGGCTGTTTTATCTTCATAGTCCATCACTCCTACTTCACAAAACCCTATGAACTTAGAACCACCTTCACTGGAAGTATCTAAGTCGCTTGGTCTGAATGGTGCATTACTCATTCGCTTTTCTCCTTATACTGTTTTATTTCAGTTACAATACTCTCATAATCAAATGGTAGTACTTTCTGACTTAATGGTTTTAAGCGTGAGCCTACAACCCTTTCATCATATGCCTCAAATGAAACATAGTATTTACCATCATCTTTCTGAGCAGTAGAATAACCTATTACATCGGCTTTGGCGGCTAAACTATAGCCTAACCCTCGTGGTAACTCTGGACTTAGTTGAGCTTTACCATCCGTGACTGTTGTAGTCTTGGAATGCGAAACTAGTACTAAGTTACCACCTTTCTTTTTAATGAGATTCTGGAACCTCTTAATGATGTCAACATTCTTCCGTCTGGCTTTACCCCAGTCGGCTCCCCATTGACCTTCACCCATTGCAGAGATTCCTAACTCATTCAATACAGTTTCTTCTACCCACTCGTTCACTTGACCAAGTGTATCAATACAAACTGTATCGTACGGTAAGTTGTCCCACTCTTTTTCCAACCATTGATAAGCCTCTATCAGTGAATACACTGGCATTGGCTTACCTAGGTCTTCTCCAGAACGATAGACGAATCCTCGTTCTAAGGGTGGAATCATTTCAAACTGTGCTATACCTTTTTGCGTGACTTGCTTACCATCTTTCATCACAGGTCTCATTGGGGCGTTAAGAGAAGAAATAGTTACTACATTTGCATTATCAACAAATTCAGCTCCTAAATCAGTATCTAACATTAAGACACCTTCTTCTCCCTTACCGCTCCAACTAGCACAGGCTGTCGTTTTGCCCGTCTTGGGCTGTCCGATAAAGAAATATGTCAAACCAGTTGGTAAACCTTCTGACCAATCAGTAGACACTTTTCTGACTTCTATCATACAGACTCCTGTTCTATTAACCCTATATCGGGTCTTATTAATGTTCCAAATTGTACTGAATTTGGACTCAAGCAGGACTGAATATAGTCATAATACCCTAGATTTGCAACAAGATTATACACTTGAGCAACTGCTAGAGACGCAATATGCTGAGCCGCAAACACAGTATGTTTCTGTGAACACGGGGCTTTTGGTACACTATCCGTAGGAATCCAAGTCTTCATATACTCTGAGTCTAAATAACTCTCTGTTTCCTTGGCTCTGTAGGATTCTGTTACCAGTTCTGTTGTAGTGGCACCCATACGGGCATCAATAAACCAGTCTCTCTTTTGATTCTCTTGATTATACCAAGATTCGAAAGCGGCTTTTCTTGATTCCATATCGTCTGTGCATACAATCATTCTTGCGTGAGGCTTTTCGTTTTGGTCCCAGCGTCTCATCTTATAGATAAACTCTTGGTCCGTTCCATCATACATACTGTGTAGTACTGATGCCGCCTCAGCTTTAGGTCTATCAACCATATTTGTTGGATACGCTGTACTACTCAAGTTATGAGTTGACATTGTATCTGGGTCATAGACATACATTGACTTATAACCCATTATAGTTAGACCTTGTATTATAAAGGAGCCAATTCCACCAGCTCCTATAATAATAACATCACTTAGTTTACTTTGGTCAATGAGGTCTTTATTCCTCAAGAACCTACTATTGGCTTTTTCCATTTGTCCTCCAGTCAGTAAATGCTGATATGATTAATACAAAGAAGAACGACCCTATCCCCATTAATAGTACGCCACAGCCTACTAAGAATAGATTTATTGACCATTCCCATAAATCCAGTATAATCATACCTTCATCTCTACGAATTGATTTAACATCTCATAAGCTTCCTGCTCAGAACCGAACATAGCTTGGTCCTTAATTCTGGTAGCTTCTTCATTAATTAACTGACGCTTTTCGCTGATTTTATCATTTTCAGCCGCCAATTCAGCGTTAACTTGTTTTTCATAGACTTCGAAACCTTCTATTAGGTCTCTAACATCTACGGTACCTAGATTACTTCCAGACCAACCGTTTCTTGCTCTATCTAAGCTTTTATCTATCATACTTTTCATCTTATCAAAGTCAGTATACTGAATATCTCCACTCTTTAATCCTTGCTTAGCGATAATACATTCTGAACTTGATTGGTTGTCTTGTAACTTTCTTACTTTTTGACTTGCTACTTCATCTATTCTTTTAATGAAGTACTTTTTTTGCGGTATAGTCATACTCATTTCACATCACTCCTTAATTAAAGGGGGACTGGTCCGGCTTTATAAGCAGACCGAATCCCAGTTATCGGAGCTTTAACAACTCCTGATAGGATTCTTTTCCTCTTTCACGTACTCGGTTTTATTATGTACTGGCTTCACAGCCCCCCTTAGGTTTATTTTGTTGTTGATAACTGGTCCACATATAAATGCGGGTCAAGGTCAGGACTTAACTTCCTTACTTCTTCACCAAAGTCTGCTTCTGTTAGTTCATTTGACTCTAGTTTATTGTAAAGTTCAGCTAATTTGTCCTGCATATCCGGTTCGAAACTATCATTGTATGCTTTTGTTACAGCATCCTCAATATCCGGAATATCTTCAATGTCCTTTCCTTTAATGTACCTAGTTGTTGTCTTGTCTGATTCCACTTTATCCATACCCCCGAACATATTATGTTGACCATAATAGCCGCCGTGAGTATAGCCTCTGAAACCACCACTGTAACCACCATAGGTTGTCGTAACCTCTTTCTTCTTATTCTCTTCAATAAGGTCTGCCTCTTTTCTCCATAATTTATCAGATTTGTTTCTGAACATAGATTTGACATCACCTTCTATGTAGTTTGGCAATCCAAATTGGTCCCGATATGAAACTGCTGTTACAAACGGGTCTTTTGCAGATGCCACTACTGTTGAAAAGAATAGTCCTTGTTCAGGTGCTTGTTCCAGCAGAGCCTTTTCATCGGTCCCACTAAAGAATGCACCCATTGTATGGTGACTATGTATTAATCCCAAATGACACTTTAAGAGCTTTGGATGTTTCTTGTAAGTTGCGGGTAATATCTCACCCAGCTTCTCACCGTCCATTTCCGTCTCTGTATGGCTACCTAAATCAATAGGTGTAAAGTGTTCAAGTGTTACTTCAAGTGGAAATCCCCTATCGCTTGATTTAACAATTCTGTACCACGCTGGTCCAGACCATTCGGTATTGTTAAAACGTCTCAATAGATAGTTGATTTTCTCCACTATCAACGAAGGTATTGATACGGTCAGTTCCGTTAATACCTGCTCTTCTGATTGCTCTTCCTTCTTCATAGTCGATACTCCTTATCGCTTCTTTTAGTTGTTTATTGATTTTACTGTAGACCATAGACCTGATATATGCTTTCCATTTGTGCATAACATATTCATATTCTTCAGCCTGTAGTATTTTATCACAAGTGTCGATTGCAATAGCTATTCTTTTGCCTATAGCAATCCTTAGCTCTTGGTTTTCTTGTTCATCTCGATTGATACCTTCTGAGTAATGCTTGAACAATGCCCAGATTTGTTTACAATCAAATACCTCATCAAATGACCATTGAACGCCATCAATATCAGGTAAATGCTTATCAGTATCCTTTTCAAGAACAAGTTTAACAAAGAATGCTAAGCTCCGTAATACATAGAGATAGCAACTCTCGTGATACAGGTAATCGTGACTACTTCGTCCAGAGTTTACATAAACTCTTTCATAATATTCATCATCACTCAACACTCCTTGATATTTCTTAAATACCCTATCTGTATTGTAAAAGCCTCTGCGAATATCATTGAATTGGCTAATCGAAATTGGCGGTCCATCACTTCTTAATCCGGCGTCATCTATATTTCTTAACCTTCTGAACTTAGTATTAGCCGTTTCTAAAGAAGATAACATTGCTCCACCAGAACCAAACTCTGTTATGTTAAGGTTTTCTTCCGTGAAACTAGCTCTACAATCGTCCTTGTCATTTACTATCGCTTCATCAATCAAGGTTTGATAATTTACACTCTTCAATAATTTTGAAGCACTATGTAGTCCACCTATCTCTCGCACCGTTTGATTCAGATTAATAGTAATTTGACAAGCGTTTGCTATGTGTAATTCCTCTGTATCCTGATACTTACCAGTCAACAGGTCGTGTAACTTCCAACATATGAAAAGGTCTTCCTTGGACCATCCAAGTTTCAAACACTTTTGATATGTAGGGTGACTAACCATACCCTGTTCCCAGTAGCTTCGTCTAAAGCTACCTTGCATTGACACTCGAGCTAACTCATTCATAACGTGTTTCAATAGCAAATACTGTTTAAAATCACCGGTCTTATGAATCTCATAAGTTTGGTAGACTCTATTGATGTCCCAATAGCAATCTCTCCTAGTCCAGTTATTTAAAAACGAATTGGCTACTTGTACCATCGTTAATAGATTGTTTGTTTGCAAAGACATACTCCAAGGACCACTGAAATCCCCTAAGCACGGATTACCATCACTACTAACGTGTGGATGTATGGCTATCCTTTGTTCTTTTATTAGTCTCTTATAAAACAAACTATCATCTCCCCCTGTGCAAAATCTATCAGCAAGACTGCTGAATAGTGCATAAGGCTTCTCCATTTCATCCGAAAAATCAGTAAAGATACTTCCATTACTTTGATTACTCGTAAATGCAAGAGACATCATCGGTAGCTTATACCTTCGGCTACCTTTCAAGACTGGATTCTTCAGTTTAATCCTGAAGTCACCAACCCATCTTCCACTGGCTCTTCTCATAATTGGAGAATGAAAATGCAATTTCTTTGAGAACATCTCATACAGGTTAATTGCATCATCCTTTTTAAGGGTCTGCTCATTGGTCCTAGCATTGTGCATCAACCAACGAGGTACTAAGTATCTTAACTTACTTACTTCATTCATACTTGACTCCCTAATTATGAAAGGGCTGAGTTTCCCCAGCCCCTTCGGTTACCCGTTAACAACCAGAAGTTACCTTGTTGGTTGTAAAAGACAGAAAGTCGTCATCACGTAGTGACACACTTGCATCTGCCTTCTTTGAGTTTACAGATATTGTAACATTGTCGAGTGACATTTCTAGTTGTCTTGCCGCATCGGCAGGGTTAGAAACATTCTCTAGTGTTTTAGGAACACCACCTATTGTCTGTACTAAGACCTTTGCCATAAAGGACTCCTATTTTCCTGTAGTTAATTCCACCAAATGAGACAGGTTACTCATCTGGTTCGGTCGGTTCAAACCGTTTATTCAGTTCGTCTGGGTCTTCTTGGTGAGAGCAGTCTTCGCATATAATGCCAAGTTCGGATACTGCCGCCATATAATCGTTTAACGGATTAGATGATGCGTATTCTTCGAACACTGTATTTACTGATTCACATTCCGAACACTCATAGCCTGAATAATCGCCTGATGTAGGCTCCTTAATTGTAGAGCCTCTTGTCTTTATTAAAATCCAAAGCTTTTTGTCTCCAATATTCCATCTTATCCTCTGTGTCTGCAATCTTGTCACCAAGATTCTGTAACACAAATATCAACATTACCATTGTTAAGAGTAAAAGCATTACAAATACTGCAAGTAATACATCTAACATTATTTCCACCCCCTTCCTGCGTCTTCCATAGATACAAGTTTAGGGTGTATCTTAGCTAGTTCTTTGTACTCTTCTTCTTCGAGTTGCTTAGCTTTAGTTAACATTTCTTCAACCGTTTTAAACGATTTTTCTGTGAAGCCGTGCCTTTGCAGGATAGCCCACACTTCCTTTACTTTACCCATTTGTTTCTCCTTCGATACATAATGGACACACTTCCTTAGTCTTACCATAAGACGGGAAATTTTGATACCTTTCAACCTTACTTGGGTTACGAGTCGTATCCAACTCCCAACAACAGTTACAATTACGGCAATGCTTTACTTCTTTATCACATTGTCTTGCATCTCTAAGGTTTCTTCCAGTAATAGCCTTCTTTGGTTTGCTTATTCCAACAGCATTGAATCTTTCATACCAATTCATTTCTTAGTCCTCCTTAATAGGACAAGGCGACAGCACCGCCGGTTTATACTCCGGTGCAATACAAGATTTGAGGTCGAGCCATCTGTTACTTGCAAAGCAACTGTCGCCTTTGGTTTAGGGATGCGGAGTCCCAGTAGACTAAATCAATTAACTTCGAGAAGACTTCTAATGTGTTGTTTCTTCGAGCTATCTGATAGTCTGTTTGTTAAATAAATGGCTCTAGCATAACCTGCTGAACCCTTAGTTATTATACCCTTTAGGTATAAGTCAACATATGTCAATATAACTGGTTTAAGTACCATTATAACTTCTCCTTACTTGCTAAGTTGTTAAGGTATTCTTTAGTCCAGATGTGTCTATCTTGGTATAATAAAGTGCAAAATGCTCCTAATATCATACATAGTGATATAACTATTAATACGCCTAATGTCTCCATTATGACTCCTTTCTAAAGCCGTGACATTTCACTGTTTCCTGTTAGTGGGTGTGATAAAATAGAAGCCCCCGCATAAGCGAGGGCTTACTACTCTTAACCCAACTCTATGTCTACTGCATCCATCGGAACGCTGTAGTAATAGGTAATGACCTGTCTTCCGGCTTTGTCGGTAGATTCTTCGCCAGTAAACTTTGGCGACAGGACATATTCCTTATCTTGGATAACCATCTCTCCAATGCCTACGGCTTTGGCAAGATTAGCGACACTTTTGGCTGTGAGAACATCAGGCAAAGTATCAGGGAACTCAGCGGGTACGTTGAGCCCTATCTTATTGGAAGACCTCCCACCGTTAGGTGCGGACGGGTCAACAATACGCTCTCCTTGAGCATTCTCGAGTGCTTCGCCAGAAGCATCTCGAAGGAACTTGCGTGTATTCCACGCACAGTATACAGGGAACTTAGTCATAGTCTTGACTCCTTACTAATTTCCTACCAAAGGTTTATCCTTTGCTAGTCTGGTAACACCAGAAACTAGCAGGGGACGGCAGAGCGGGAGGGGGAGCCGTAGGCTGTTGAGCCAACAGAGGGGAGGCGGAGCGATGGTTCAAGGGACGCAGAACCAACGGTCTGCACCCCCTATGGGGGTGAAAACAACCCCACCCGGTCAACGTGTATACCACGTACTCCCATTCTACAGTAATTTTTCAAATGTTTTTATTCCTTATTTATTATAATTTTCGGGTATGAAAATCATCATAATTTTACTGATTTCGTCATCTGTGCTAAGTTTTACGACAACTGAAACTGACGGGACAAGAGTTGAAAATACTGTGTTTACTGAGATAGTAGACCAAGATTCAGTGACTCATTGGTACCGTAATTTATACGAAGGGGAGAACTGGTGTTATCTCCATAGTATGACCGAAGAAGTTAGGATAGTTCGCTCTAAATTAGGATACAGAAGGCGTGAAGAAACGCTAAACGACATATAATTATATACTGTTAGACTTAGGCGATTTGCCTTAAAGTAAATAATAACTATTGTATATTGATTAAAAAGGTTTTACATTTTTTTTAATATTTTGTTCTATTCGAATTTATTAAGGGGTAGGTCGCTGAATGAATGATATTGATATAATTAAGTATATAACTGACGGCAAGTTAGACTATAGTATCTTATGGAAGGAACTTGCTGAAATGACTGGATTCCGTGCTGAAGAAAGGCGTGGATACCGTATGAAGGAGGTCCAAGATGCTTACAATCATTGGAAGATTACTAAAGATAATAAAGATGCTGATAGACCTACAGGTCTTGAAGATGAAGTACTACATAAAACTAACGATAAAGTACCTGTTTCTCTTATTTTAAGTGAGGACTATATAATAACTTATTTAAATCGTGAGGCTAAATCAGATTTTATAAGTACAAAGGACGATAAGTACTGTCATTACGATGCAGAAGAGCCTAGATATATAGCAGAAATAAAGGTTCGTAATAAACATTACGATGACTGTATCATAGAATATGATAAATATATGTCTAATCTGGGTACTTCAGCGATAGAAGGTAAAGAATTTCTTTACATAGTAGCTACAAAGTCTAATATATATGTATTTAACATAACTAAGCTACACGAAGGGATGTATCCTTTTGGTTGGATTAAGAAGGAATTACCTGTAAATTCCCATTTTGGCGGGTATAATGACAAAAAAATGAAAAGAATTGGCTATATTAACATAAAGGACGCTAGTGTTTGTTATAACCATAAACCATAAAGACATTGGAAAGACTGAATATCCCATATATCGGGAAGAGGAAGCAAAGGAAAAGGGTATAAAGTACCTATATTGGCAAAAAGCCAATAGAGGACAATACGCTTTGACTGATGATGGATGGGTAGCAAAGGTTATAAGTAAGAAAAACTATAGTGATAAGCAAAAAAGAATGTCCTATTATTATAGGATGCCTTTTGGTTATATTATGTGGGACCCTAAATATCCAAATAAGAAGTTTAATTGTGGGGGTAGGGTAGCAAATAATACATTCAGTGGTAAATCTTGGCTAAATGTTAAGGTAAACTCAGAGGATTATCAAGCATTAGCTATGTGGGCGGCTTTAACTGAAGATAGAGATGTTGCTATTGACCAAGTATACGGTCCAGTAAGCGATACAAAGCGTAGAAAGTTAAGACGTCATATGAGAACGGAGGTGTTCAAAAGGATGAAAAGGGACGAAGCACAGAAATTATTAACAGATAATATGATGGATGCGGACTATTTCATAGATTTGATGAAAAAGGGCGTAGATATTGCATTAAAGAAGGAAGATGTTAACGGTATTCGTGGATTTGTTAACGATGGTATGGAAATTCACGGTATGAAGGACAAAGAAACAGTAACAATAACCGATAAACTAGAAGCAACTCAAACAAGGAAGTTAATAGACAATATTAACGCTGAAGAGGACAAACTTGTAGCATCTAGGGTAACTAAAATGCCAGTCAAGGAGGCAAAAAAGGATGATTGAATCAATTATGCTCTATTGGGAGACTTTATTAGAAGTGCATAACTTTCCGGGATGGGAGTTATATATTTTTTTACAAACGATACTATGGATTAGTGTCATTTTTAGGTTACATCGAATAGAAAGGGAGGTCACAAATGATTGAATTTTTAATGCTAATAGTCTTAGGATTAGTTTTACTAAATAGTAAATTATGGGAGAATGGATACTGGGATACATATGGTAAATATGGACACATCTTCAAAATTAGATGACTACGAAAGTAGATATGCTCAGGAACTAGCACTAAAGAAGCTAAGGAAGAACATAGGTCTTTTTGGGAAGACTATGTTTCCGACAGCTTTAAACAAGGATGTCCCCCCATTTCACCACGAGATTTACAGGAATCTGTCGGATGACGAAGAAAAGCGTGTACTAATAGCGGCACCTAGGGGTACTGCGAAAAGTACAGTGACCTCCTTGATTCTACCCCTTCATAGAATCGCTTTCAAACCATCCGACAGAGACCTTTTTATAGTTATTATCTCAGAGTCTCAATCTCAGAGTATAAACTTTCTTTCTCGTATAAAATATCACTTAACTCATTCAAAAAACTTTATTGAAATGTTTGGAGATTACGGACCAAATACAGCAAAGAGGTGGACTAATAATGATATTGTTTTGGCTAATGGAGCAAGAATTATTGCTGTTGGTACTGGTCAGCGAGTCAGGGGATTCATTGAAGGTGATACTCGTCCCAATCTTATCATCGTAGATGATTATGAATCTGAATTAAATGCGGCAACCGCAGAAGCTAGAGCCAAGAATAGAAAATGGATTACCGAGGCAGTTATACCATCATTAAGTGATGAAGGAAGGATTGTTATGATTGGAACTGTTATTTCTGAGGATTGTTTCTTATATTGGGCTAAGGAATCTCCAGCGTGGAAGACATTATGGTATAGTATCTATAATGATGATGGCAAGAGCATATGGGAGGAGAGGTTCCCTCAGAAGAGAATCCTACAAATTAAAGCTGAATTTGAATCAGTTGGTAATCTTAATGGATTTTATCAGGAGTATATGAATGAAGCACAATCACCAGACAATGCACCCTTCAAGCCAGAATATATCCGACTACATCACTATGACATTAGATACGTTGACGGACAAAATATCTTATTCCGTTCAGTGGATTCGGAAGAAGAAAAGAAACCTGTGGACGTCTATTGTGGTATCGACCCTGCTTCCAGCTTATCTGCTCGTAGTGACTTTTTTGTTATCGCAACTATTGCTGTTGATAGTGATGGTTCATTCTATATCGTGGATATACTACGGGATAAAATCGACCCTGCACTCCAACCTGAAAAAATTATTGAAGTTTTTAAAAAGTATCACCCAAAAAGGATGAAAATCGAGACAGTGGGCTACCAAGAGGCACTGAGGAGTAACGTAAGAAAGATGATGCTTGAACAATCCTTGTATATACCGGGATTGGAAAAAGGCGTAAAACCAAGACAAAGAAAATCCGAACGATTGTTGTCCTTGGTTGCCCCACTCGCACGAGGTGAATTTTTCTTTAGACCGCAAGATATTCACGCTCAACAAGAGTTTCTATCCTATCCGAGAGGAAAACACGATGATATACTCGATGCTATCTATTATGCTGTTGATGGCGTAAAAAAATGTACTAGGAAAGAGTTTATCCCATATGATAAAAATAAGCCTAAGAAAGTACTTGACTGGCTAACACTTTAAAGTATAACTTTAACTGGGATGGCTTACAATGAATCAGATAACAAATCTAAAGATAATTTAGTACAGGACACTCACAGCCTTTTTAAGAGTTACTCTTCTAAGCGTGAGCTTTGGGCTCAACAAGCACAGGAAGATGCAGAATTTAGGTTGGGTAGACAATGGTCTGCCGAACAGCAAAGGATTCTTTTAGAAAGGGGTCAAGCACCGTTAGTAGTTAACCGAATCCATCCAGCCGTTGAAGCCGCAAAGGCTTTACTCACAT